ATTATTTTATATATATTTTTTTTCCTATCTTCATTAATTTCATTAATTACTTCTGTATGAATTATTTTTTCAAAATTCGTCTCTCCATTTTTTGATCTAAAATAAATATCTCGTCGTTTTAATGAACAATATTTACAAAAACAACCATTATCAATATAGTGTTCTATTTGTATATCATTTATGTATTGATTTTCTAAACATATTTTCATATAAAAAATGTATTCTTTTTTAGAATAGGGTTTAAATGGTTCAGATATTTTATTATTCCAAGTGTTTAAATATTCTTCTCTTTCTTTTTCATTATAGTAAAAATTAAAATACTTACATTTTTTTATATATTCAAAAAAGTTACTAGGTAATTTGTATTCATTTTTAAATGTTGTATATATTTTACCTATTACTTTTTTTTCTGTTTTATAATCTGTTATCAAAACTATATCTGTTTTAAAAATATTACAAAGAATTGCAGACCAATTATAAGAATCACATAACCTAATTTTTACATACTTTACATTATTTACTATTTGAATAGTATACTTTTGTTCAAAATCAAATTCTATAGGTGGGCCTATGTTATATTTGTCAAAATAATGATCTTTACTTTCAATATATGGAAAAACACTATTAAATCTATCGGTTATTCTTTTTAAAGAATAATTATTAATATTTTCTTCTGTGTTATTGAAATGATAAGGAGAAATCTTTTCAAAAAATTCTGATATTTTTCTCTCTACAAGAGTTCTGTACACATCAATTACATATACATTTTTTCCAGAATTTCCTAAATAAGTGATAATATTGTTTACACTAATGCCTTCAATTCCAGTTAAAACTGATAACATAACTTCATCATGAATATGAATAATATTATATGTTTTACCTAGTGAAACACGCAAAGAAGAAATTAATGTTGTAGAACCTACTTTTGGTGGTGTATAAATAAAAATATAATTATTAGAATTATAAAAAAATAATTTTTCTAATGATTTTTTTATTTTTTCTTCATCTTCTGTTATCATTTATTTAAAATAATATTATTAAATTATAATTTTTTATATATTTATCGGCTTTAAGTTGTATTTTTATATATTTATCGGCTTTAAGTTGTATTTTTATATATTTATCGGCTTTAAGTTGTATTTTTATATATTAATTATCATACCCATTGTAACCATAGTAATCGTGACATAATATGCAATGATTATAATGTTCTAATCTATCTAAAGAATCGTATGGTCCAAATTCGTATTCTTCTTCTTCTTGTTCTTCTTGTTCTTCTTGTTCTTCTTGTTCTTCTTGTTCTTCTTCTTCTTCTTGTTCTTCTTCTTTATTGTCATGTATTTCTATTATAAAATCAAGAGGTGATAAGTGTTCAAGCTCAATTTTTAATTGTTCCATCATTTGAATAATTTCTAATATTTTTCTTTTTTGTTCTATGGTATGTATATTTAAACTATATTCATCTAAACAAAATTTGTTATTATTTTCAATTTGTATCATTATTTTTTTTATGAAGTTTTTACATAAATTGTAATTTTCATTTGAAACTCTATGGAAAATTGATATATTTTCTTTTATAGATTTATAAATTACATATAAACAAATTATTTGTTTATATTTATCTTTAATAAAAGAACATTCATCGATGGCAACTAATTTATCTTTTACAAAATCATTAAAATTTATTTGCTGCATATTGTAATTATTAATATTGTTACTCTAATTAGTAAAAAGTATTTCAATTTTATTTTAATAAAAATAAAATTGAAATGATATATAACAAAATAATAAAAGTTAAATTACTTATTATCAATATGAATTTATTCATACTTTCATTAATACAGAGAGAAATAGCTCAATGCATGATGGACAAACATGTGAGTAAAATATTGTTAGAAGCAGTTCAAATGCTTTGTACGTGTAAAAGACTTTTAGACCCAGATGATAAAATAAACGATCAATTATATAAGTTAGCACACAAAAACCATCCAGTAACTATTTGGTGTCGAAAATCAAAAACAAATTTTGAATGGACACTAGAACTTATTGAAGAACTCCATAATGAATGGCGATTTCGTTATGGACATCCAGATACAAAATTTCATAAATCTTATTTAGTTGCAATGATTTTAAAAAACAATATTCCGTGTGATGATAAATTTGAAGAAATTGGATTAACAACTTTTGCTCTTGCTATGCCAAATGAATATAAAAATGAAGATGCTATTATGGCATACAGAAATTATTATATGTCACCTGAAAAACAAAGAATAGCTTCTTGGAATAAACGAAGAGAGAGACCAGAATGGTATAGATAGAATATAAGTTGTTTATGATTTTATATTGTTAGCAGTTTTATAAAAAATTAAGATTTAATAAAATGTTTATTCATATATTTTTGAATTGTAAATAATTTTTATTTTATTGTTTTTTATTTTTTTTTGTTTTTCTCATATTTTTACAAATAGGACAACGACAATTTTTTTTGTGTCCATTACTTTTTTTAGTTTTATATTTTTTACCTCCAGATAATGATGATGGTTTTGTACGATTCATTTCTTCATAATCATCATCACTTGCTATATCAGCAGTTTTTTCTTCATCATCATCTCCTGAACCACCTTTTTTCTTCATATTTTTACAAATAGGACAATTACAATTTTTTTTATGTCCATTACTTTTTTTTATTTTCATCGATTTATTTTTACCATCTTTTGCATTTTTCATATTTTTACAAATAGGACAATTACAATTTTTTTTGTGTCCATTTATTTTTTGTGTTCCTGATTTTTTATCTAGTGCTCTTTCAACGTCTTCTTCATATCCATTCCTTCTTGCTTTTGATTTCATATTTTCACATATATGACATTTACAATTCATTTTATGACCATTTTTTATTTTTCCACCCATTAATTTTGAGTTGTTTATATCACTCATTATATATTATTAAAATATTTAATAATCGCTAAAATTAAAGATTTTAATTTATAATAAAAAAATATACAGATTTATTTTTAACTACTAGTTTGACTAACTTTCTTTACACTAGGTTTTCTTCCAGTAGTACTATTAGTCTTGGCAAGTGTCCACTCTTTACTACTATCGTTCGAATCTCTTGGTCCCTCTCCTCTAACTCTTGGTTGTCTAACTTTAGTTGAAGACATATCTTTAATATTTTCACTATATGGGACACGTTGTCTAGGTTGCTCAATTACCTCTTCTGTATCTTTACCTGTTTTATAAACGGATCTTGCAAGTTTAAATTCACGTCTAGTCTCACACATCAATTTACCATTTTTAATACCATGAACATTCATTGCTTGAAATTCATGATTATTACCAGAACTTTTACCTAATTGAAATTCAACATACTCACCTTGAATCAAATATTTATATTGTTGATTCTCTACATTTAAAGCTGTATGATGAACAAAAATTTCAGAGCCCGATTTGTCACCATCAGTGACTGAAATAAATCCAAAACCGGCTTTATTATTAAACCATTTTACTCTGCCAGTTAAGTGCTCTGCTTGTGTAACAATATCATCGTTTGAAGACATTCTATTATAATGTATAATATACAACTATCTTTATATCTTTTTTTTAAAAATATATTATAACAACTAATTTTTACCAGATGATTGAGTAATATAATATATGTGTGTCAGTGAAAATCTTTCTAAATCTTCTTTTTTTGTAACATCTACATCTTCAACATTTATTTTTGAAAAATCATACAATTCAATATTATTATATGCTATATATTCAAAAATAGGAATTAAATTTATTGTTTCTTTTTGGTTTAGATTATTCAAATCAACATTAAATTCTTTCGCCATATATTTTACATAATTTAATATTACTAATGATATGATTTTTAATCTTTTATCATTTTTATTATTAGAATTTTTATTGATTTTATTAAAAACATCAAATACTGATTCAATATAGTCTGGCATTTTGTCATATTTTGTTTTGGTATTTATCACTCTTTCAATATCTGTCATTTTAATTTAATATACGATTTTTTTTACAAATTTTATACTAATTATTATAAATGTCATTTTTAAATTTATTAATAAATAATTCATAGTTTGGTTTCTGTTTAAAATCTAAATTTCTAACATAATTTATGTAATCTTTTAAAATAATTGGTAAATTTAAATTATTAATTATTTCTGTTTTATATTTTATAATTTCTTTTATTTCACTTCCAGAAAAATCTATTTCTCTCCAAGGCAAATAACCTAAAAAAAAATATGTTAACATATATCCTAAAGATTCTAAATCGTCTCGCCTACTTAATTCAATATTTTTGTGCGCATTTATACTTGCAAATGTTAAACTACCTATAAGGTTTTTTGTTTCCCTCATTTCTATATGTTTGTCATCTTGTAAAAAAGATTTACATAAACCAAAATCTATTAAAAATAGTTTACGACAATCTTCATTTATACCTAATAAAAAATTATCAGGTTTTATATCTCTATGAACTAAACCTTTATCATGAATAGTTTTAAGCAAAGATAATATTTGAAATCCTACTTGACAAACTACTTTTAGAGAGAATTTGACTCTTTCCATTATAAGTTTGTCTAATGACTTTCCTAATAAACTTATTACCATATAATAATTCTTATCATCTTTACCATACCATTTTACATTTGGAATATTATTAGTTCCTAATAAATACTGATAAATGTTTGATTCATTCTTCAATAATTTTGTTTTACTTTCAATCGATTCTATTTTAATAGCTACTAATTCTCCTGTTCTATAATTCTTTCCTTTATAAATAATTCCAAATGCACCACTTCCTATTTTTTCAATTAATAAGTATTTGTTATTTATCATTTATTAATAAATAACAAATTCATTTTATATTTTTATTTATTTAAAATATATCTAAAAAGTCAATGAATATAATGTAAATACATGAGTTGTTGGATAAATTGTAGAAATACCAACACCTGCTTGAATTGTTGTAATTAATAACAAAACATCTATAAAATTTATTTTATTTTTATTAGTTAAATGCTCAAAAATCGATTTTGAATGAAAAGTATACAAATGCAAATAATATTATAAATGCAATATAACATTTTTGATAGCTAATTTCATTTATATATATAACCTATAAATATATCTAATAAATATAAACATATTATATGGGTGGTTGCTATTTATGTATAAGCAGTTTATTTTTACTATTTCCAATAATTATTTTTATATATAATAGTAAACATAATGTTTGTGAAAGTATTTTAGCTTTACTATTATTAACAAATGTTATTTTGGAATAATCCAATAAAATATTCTAAAATTCATTATTATAATGTATTTTTTGCTAGAATTACATTTTTACTTGCTAGTATTTACGTTATATTCATAAAAAAATATAATATTTTTAATTCTGTTAATTTATTCATTAGTTATTTTTTATGCTAGCAATAAAATTTCAAAAAATATTTGGTCTTGCAAAAACATATAAATATGTCATTCTATTTTTAATTTTATTATTAGTATTGGGACTTGTATAATATTTATTTAGACATATAACGACTGATTTGTTACTACATATTTCAAAGTCATATTTGGAATTTCTTTTAACTTACTCAAAAGATCTATATTGCCTGTCATCTCTGATATTTTTTCTATTTCTGAAGAAATATTATTTATTTTAAGCAATGCTTTCACAAATTCACCTAAAAATATACCTTTTTCTTTTCCTATCTTTTGCAAAACTAATTTACATGATTCGATATCTGTTGCATCAAACCACTCTTCTACGTAATTCAATAAGTCGTAATGTATATTATAATCTATACCGGTATTTATATTTCGCATTAGTTCAATATTGTTATATTTATCATACATCTCACTTATCATTTTAATGATTATTTTCGTATCTTGATTTTCTGAATTAGGAAAAAAATCTTTGTTATCTTCTTCAACAGATATATTAGTGAAACAACTAAACAATCCTACCAATTGTTTGCTAGACAAATGATTTAATTGATTGCTTTCTAAAATATTTGCAAATACAAGACAATGTATTTCTCTTAATTGAGCAGCAAGTTTACCTTTAAGAGTTAATGTTAACTCATTTTTTTCTACAAAAGCTTCTTCTTTGAGAAATTCCATAACATTTTCTACACCATAATGAAAATATTTACTTAAATTTTCTATTTCATTTTTTAAATTACTAATTTTACTTTCTTTTTCACATAGATTCTTATAAAAAGTTAGATCTTGTTTTAAATTACGATTTTCTTCTTCCATTTGTTTTAAATTTCTTTCTGCTTCCTTTTTCTTCTTATTTGAATACATATGTGCATTATTTTGCAGGTCTATATATTTTTGTATTATGTCTTTTGGTGTGTTCAATCTTTTAGCAGTTTCTAAAGAGTTTTCATATTCAGTTTCTAATTGCGTCATATTATAAAAAATCTCTTTTGTTTCAGCGTCTACATCTCCAGTCGTCATACTACGACTTGCAAATGCGACCAAATTAGTATCGCCAATATCCAGCAAATTAAGGAGCAAATTATAAGAAATCTTGAATTTTGATGTTAGCTTTTGTGGTTTACCATTCATCATGGTTTTGTAAGAAACTGAGTCTACATTACGGAAGAGATTATTCAAATGAATAACATGTCCTACAGAATCTAGTCCTAATCTACCCGCTCTACCTGCAGCTTGCGTGTATTCATGACTATATAATGGTCTGTTTATTTCACCATTATATTTAACTATATCTGTAAAAATAGTGGTCTTTACCGGTAAATTAATGCCTACACTCATCGTTTCTGTACAAAACAATATTTTAATAAAACCTCTTGCAAATAATAACTCAACAATTTCTCTTAAAATAGGCATCATACCAGCATGATGAATTCCTACACCTTTTCTTAGCAATTTTATTAAATTTAAATATTCCGGCAAATGTAAATATTCTTCATAGTTTGGCAATTTTCTTATAATTTGTTCACATTCTCTGTCTACAATATATGCAACTTTGCTATCAAATTCTGTTAAATTTGTAGTCAATTCTTCCGCGCATTTTTCTAATTGTTTTCGACTAAATACATAGCATAACGCAGGCAACATTTCGTGTTGGACTAGGTATTCTGTTACCTTATTTAAAACATGTTGGCGTTTTACTCTGACTTCATTTTTATCAAACAATTTCAACATTTTTGCAGTGGATTGATATTGAATGTCGTTGAAAACATTTTTTGCATCTTGAATAATAAATGGTTTATTTGTTGCATTTTTTATTTCTTGTTGAATCGCCTTATCTGTTATCTTCTTGAAAATTCCTTGATTTGTTGTAATGAACGAATAATGTATCAATGGAACGGCTCTTACTTGTTTTTTAGTGAGATATACTTGCTTATCATTTGGATTGGGTAATTCGCCTCTTGTTTCTAACCAATATGCGAATCTTTCTGGATCATCTAGGGTGGCTGAAAGTCCGACCATTTGAATATGTTTAGGTAACATCATAATAGTTTGTTCCCAAACATGACCTCTATTTTCGTCATTAATCATATGAATCTCATCAAAGATGACACAACCTAATTCATTTTCAATATCCATATCAAAAGATACAGAAGAATTACTAGCGTTTGATGTGCTTTTTATTTGGTATAATTTATTTAATAATATCTCTGTTGTCATGATAAGCACATCTGCATCTGGATTTGTTTTAATATCACCTGTAATTAATCCTATTGATAAATGAGGATACTTTTGTGTAAAGTTGTAGAATTTTTCATTCGAAAGAGCTTTAATTGGACTCGTATAAATTGTCCTCTTGCCTTTTGAATGAAAAAAATTTAATGCAAACTCTCCTGGTAATGTTTTACCCGAGCCTGTTGGACAGCATACTAGAGTGTGATTACCAGTAACAATTGCTTCTATTGCCCATTTTTGAAAATCATGTAATTCATAAGAGTAACTCTCATAATGTTCCTTATATTCTTCTTCTCTCTCTTTTGGATAATTGTACGAACAAACTTTCACCATCTTAGGTTATATAATATATGATTTTCTGTTTATATGGTTTTAACAAAATGAATCAAATTATTATTAATTTAAACAATTTAAAGACATTCGTAACAATTATGTATTATTAACAAATATGACGGACAAAGTTATTAAAAATGAAAGTTGGTATGTTAAAAATTTGTTTGCTAAAGTAAATAATAGTGAAATTTATAAACCGAAATATCAAAGGAAACGTAAATGGGATCAAATTCCTAAAAAACAAAATGTTCCAAGTGAAAAAAAATATATCGAATTTTTGTATGATACATATAATAGTGTTCATGCTATAACGTTTGGATTAGATGGAGTAAAATTATCAAATATTGATGGAAATAATAGAATTAATGCTATTATGCATTTTTTAGATCAACCACTAACTTTATTTCCTGAAAAAATGTTTGAATTAAAAAATTCATAATTGAAAAAGATGAAAAAAATGCATCTGAAGTTGAAAAAAATAAACAAATTGCATATGAACTTGAAAAAGTTTTGAATCTTGCGTCTTATGAAGATCTAATGACGTTTAAATACAAGACATATTTTATTGAAAAAGGATTCGACAATTTATATAATAATCATTTAAAACAATTGAGAGATGAACTAGAGCCTTTTTTTGATGAATTGATTGATTCTATGAAAATAAATAAAAAAGATAGATTTGACAATGACGTTCAAATAAATATTAATATATTTATTGGTTATACAATTGAAGAATTAGCAGAGTTTTTGGAAAAATTAATCAATATAATTCAGGTTTAACTGAACAAGAAGCGTTAGCAAGTCGTTTGTTTAATATAGTTGATTTTCAAATAGAAAATAAAATATTAGAATATGAAATAAAACAACAATTAAAAATATATTACCATGAAAGAAAAAATGATGAAATATTGAATTGTTATACATATGATGAGAATACAGATTTAATGAATGCTTTTGATTTTATGGTTGGTTTTCAAAATTATTCACATACAAAATGTTCTATAATTAATAAAACAGAAAATGATGGGTTGTCTTTATTTTTTAAAATTTTTAAAATTTTAAATAAAGGAACTTTTGATAAAACATTTACAACCAGTAATATAAATAAATTTATTGAATTAATTTTAAAAACAATAGAAATATTAAAAAAAATAGAAAAAAATATATTTATGTATAATTTTACAGGTGGTGGAAATAAAATTTTTGATACTGCAAATAAAAAATTACACTCGTTAAAAAAAAATAATATGTATTTAATTATAATATCTATAATAGGTTATATTACAAATAATACACCTGAAAAAGAAATATTAAAATCTATTGAAATATGCATTATTTATCATTTTTTTGTAAATGGAATAGATGACAAAGAAAAAAGAGATAAGTATAAGTTATATGATGCCATTTTATATGAAGCAGGTGGCACATATATAGATAATAAAGCAAAAGAATATTTAAAATCTCCAAGCATATTATCTAATAAAATTACTGAAACTAATATGAGAGAGTTATTAAATGACTTAATGAAAGAAAATATTAAATGTAAAAAATATGAAATTAGAGCAAATGGTAAAGATAAATGCGATAAAAGAAGATCTCGTAAAGTATTTGAAAAAGTATTAATATATTATTATTTTATTTGTAAAATCCCACATAATTTTTTAAAAAATAATTTTTGGGTAGAACATATTTTTCCATTTAGCAGTAGTTGGGAAAATTTAATAGACATTGATCGTTTAGGAAATGTATTCCCTATTATAGATTTAATAAACAAAGAAAGAAATAATAAACATATTAAGGAATATAAAAAAATAGATAAACAAAATTTTTTGAATTTTATAGATATTATTCCTAGTATATCGATTTATGATAATATTATTTCTCATGAAAACAGAAAACCATATATATACAATAGTGAAAAATACAACGAAAGATGTTCAAACAATGAAAACGAATTAATAGAATGTTTATTACAACATCTATTTTATATTATATGATACCAAAAAAGTACTATCAACTAATTAAAAATCACTTTTATTATATTTAGATGACACTATTATTCAAGCAAATTAACAAAAAATTTTTATAAAATTTTAATTTTTTCTTTAAATTAAATTTTTAAATATATTATTTTAAACTACAATACAAATATAAATATTGAGGGCTATATTGACAATCAAGAAACCGAACAGCATGAGGAACAAATTTTTAATGACTGCTTTGGTTTCTTCATTGTCAGCCCGTAGTCAATCATATTGCAGTAAACCCATTTTTTTTGCAGCGAAGTGAGCGCTAATTGCCTTTACATCACCCATGGTCATCAACAGGTCTTCATAAACATCTTCAGGGACAAGCATAAGTTGAATACTCTCATTCTCATTTTCAGCACCATATGTTTCACTTGTCATTTTATCGAATGCTTCTTCGTCAATATCGACTTCCAAATAGAAGAGTTTAATTGCTTCATCACATCCACCAGGTGAAGGCCAAATTTTTGTCAGATAAGTTAGACTTTCTTTGCTAGGAGCAACTATTCCGGTTTCTTCATTGATTTCTTTCATAGCCACACCAACAAAACTATCACTATCGTCCATCATTCCAGCAGGAATTTCTGATACAATACCGCCTACAGGACTTCTCACTTGCTTTGTTAGTACAACATATTTTTGGCCTTTATAACGTACTCTCAAATAAACCGCAACTGCATCACCTCGTAAGAATACTACACCAGGAACAGGTTTATCATTGCGTTTATCCATAGCAAACATTTCTAAATAAAGAAAACCTAATTTTTCGGCAACAGGAGACTTTGAATTGCAAAACCATTTTACACCATTTATTTGTATGCCTTTGATTTCTAAAATATTTCTATCTAGTTTAGATAGAAACATTTTAAATTTTGGTGCTTCCAAAATAATTGGCAATTGAGAGTGAATCTCAGCATTATTTGAATAAATATTAATTCCGTTAACGTTTACGATCGACATTCCTAATAATAATACTTTTTATCTTTTTCAATTTATTCATTTCAATTTTTTTTATATTATTAAAATTATCTATTTTCTTTAAGTTGTTTTCTATAATATGTTGTTCTGATTTTATCAAATATTGACCACATGGTCCGCAATGGTCTTCGTTTGAGAAATCTATTTTTTTATTTATTTTTTTGTTACAATAATCAATTTGCCATCTACCCAAAGGTTTTGTTTTTTCTTTTATAAATTTTTGTATAAGAGTTTGTATAAATTTCATATGTTATTTATTACTATTATGTGTTTAAATTGTTTTATACTTTTAAATCTATGACATCTATTGTTTTTATATTTTGATTTATATTTTGATTTATATTTTCATTTACATAAGTATAATAAATTCGCATCAAAAGTGCGAATATATCTAGTACTAACATAGGTCCATAATTTACAATTAATGGTATTTTTTGATTTATTAAAGCATAAGATAGTCCACATGATGTAGCAGTTAACATCATTATTTTTTCAGGTATATTATAAATATTAGCATTTTTATTTTTATAATTACTATACAATTTCAGGTAAATAACAAGATAAATATAAAATTATTGCAGCATACATTAAATAATCGGCATCCATTTACTAAATTATTTGTTTGTTATCTTTTAAATCATTATTTAATATAGTTATTTAAAGTACTTAAACACGTTTTAATACATAATGAAGTAAAAAATCTTATAATTTTGGAAAAATTGGTAAAAAAGAGGTAGTACATATATAAAAAGGCCTCGCCCCGTGATTTTTTTGGGGAAAGTTTTTTTTACTTTTCAATTTTGGACATTTTTTTTGTCCATTTTTGAAAAGTAAAAATACTTTTCCCAAAATTAAAATATTTGTGACCATGAAAAAATTTATGGTCTGGTCACAAAAAAAATAATTTTTACAATGTTACCATAATTTTTTTTATTCAACAAAAAAAAGAATTTAAAATTATTTTCTTTTTCTAATTTATGGAAATATTGGAAATAAAAAAATGCCAAAAAAATGCCGTTTTTGAATGCAAAATATGTGACTTTAAATGTATTAAAAAAAGTAATTATGAAAATCACGTTAAGACGAAAAAACACATTCATCGTCACAATGGAAATAATTTGGAAATGTTTTTTCCAAAAAAAAATGCCGAATATATTTGTGATTGTGGCAAAAAATATTTAACAAATTCTGGTCTTTGGAAGCACAAACATAAATGTAAAGAAAAAAATTATAAAAAAGAAAACCAAGAAGAAAAAATAAATACTATTGTTGACATTAGTAAAGAACAATTAATTATAATGCTTATTAATCAAAATTCTGAATTAATAAAAGAAACAACTGATTTTAAGAATATCATGATGGAAGTAATTAAAAATGGTACGCATAATACTACACATACAAATTCACATAATAAATCATTTAATTTGCAATTCTTTTTAAATGAAACTTGTAAAAATGCAATGAATATAACTGATTTTATAGATTCTCTCCAATTGCAGCTATCTGATTTAGAAAATGTAGGTGAAGTTGGTTATATAGAAGGTATTTCTAATATTATAATAAAGAATTTAAATGCATTAGATGTAAATGAAAGACCAATTCATTGCACAGATAAAAAAAGAGAAACAATGTATGTAAAAGATGAAGATAAATGGGAAAAAGAAGATGAAAAAAAAAACAAAATACATAAGATGATTCAAAAAATTTCAACTAAAAATATTAACCTTATTACTGAATTTAGAGAGAAGTATCCAGATTATAAAAAATGTAATTCAAATGTATCTGATCAATTTAATAAAATTATTATTGAATCTATGGGTGGTTCTGGTAATAATGATTATGAAAAAGAGGAAAAAATTATCAAGAAAATTGCCAAAGAAGTTTTTATTTATAAAATTATTTAAATACTTAAAGCAGTTTTGTTACATAATGAAGCAAAAATCTTATAGTTTTGGAAAAATTAGTAAAAAAGAGGTAGTGCATATATAAAAAGGGTCCTCGTCCATGATTTTTTTGGGGAAAGTTTTTTTTACTTTTCAATTTTGGACATTTTTTTTGTCCATTTTTGAAAAATGAAAATACTTTTCCCAAAATTAAAATATTTGTGACCATAAAAATTTTTATGGTCTGGGCACAAAAAAAATAATTTTTAAAATGTTAGCATAATTTTTTTTTATTAATTTAAAAAAAAATAATTTAAGTATTTTTCTAATCAAATATTAAGGAGAATGGAAATATTTTTATCCCCAAAAATCCCCAAAAAATATGAATGTATTTTTTGTGACTATCATACTAGTAATAAAAAAGACTATAAAAAACACTTAACCACATTGAAACACAAAAAATCCTCAAATGGAAATGTGGAGGAAATGGAAAAATCCCAAACATGTGTTTGTGAATGTAAAAAACAATTTATAACGAATAGTGGTCTTTGGAAACACAAACAAAAATGCAAACAAGTGAATTCAAATGTGAATTTATTAACAAATTTAGTATTAGAAGTTGTAAAACAAAACAATGAATCTCAAAAACAAAACCAAGATTTAATAAATAAATTATATGAAATATGTAAAAATGGTACGCATAATACTACACATACAAATTCACATAATAAATCATTTAATTTGCAATTCTTTTTAAATGAAACTTGTAAAAATGCAATGAATATAACTGATTTTATAGATTCTCTCCAATTGCAGCTATCTGATTTAGAAAATGTAGGTGAAGTTGGTTATATAGAAGGTATTTCTAATATTATAATAAAGAATTTAAATGCATTAGATGTTACAGAAAGGCCAGTTCATTGCACAGATAAAAAAAGAGAAACCATGTATATTAAAGATGAAGATAAATGGGAAAAAGAAGATGATAGTAAAATTAAAATGCATAAAATGGTAAATAAAGTATCAAATAAAAATATAAATCTTATTACTGAATTTAGAGAGAAATATCCAGATTATAAAAAAATCAATTCAAGGGTATCAGATCAATTTAACAAAATAATTATTGAATCCATGGGAGGCACTGGTAATAATGATTATGAAAAAGAAGAAAAAATTATCAAGAAAATCGCCAAAGAGGTTTTTATTGATAAGAATTTATAAGTTTAATTTCATATATGAATATATCTCTTTCTTAAGCTGTTAAAATCCCCAAAACACATTTATTTGTCTACATATATTTTTATATTATTAATTGTAATCTAATTTTTGTCTTAAATTTATCTTCATTATTAAACAAAAATAATTTAAATTTTTTGCAATCAAAATTATTAAGGTTCTCTCTACAAGTGATCCTGGAAGACATTTTTAGTTCTGGTAAGAAAACAATGAATTGATATAATCCATCATTTCTAGAAATTTTGTCAAATAAATATCCGTCATATTCTTTGTCCATTATTTCTGGTGTATTATGACACATATCCAATAATGTGCAATCGCATTGAACTTTTCTTATTGCGCGCATAGTAATATTAATATAATCTAAATCATTCAACCATTTATCATAAAATGTATCACTATTTTCAGAAAGTGTTATAATTCCCATTACTTTCTGAAATTTTATCATATTTAAAAGGTCTACAAGACGTCGAATAGGGCTAGTAATATGAATATAAGCATCCATATCGAGAATTTGATGTCTTGTGTCAACGATTTCAGAGCCATCGATATAATGTCCAGATGCTCCATTCCAAATCCTAATAAATTTAGCAGTATTTTCAGGGACACTTTCAGGAATGTCAATTTCTTTTTTGATAATAGTAGAACGAAATACGCCAGTTTTAAAATGTATTAATTCTTTGGCACAATGATAATTCATAAAAATCATTAAATAACAAACAACATCATGACTATTTCTGATTTTATCAATATAAGAGTTTTTAATGGATAATTTACAAAGTGCGTTGTAAATGTCATGATATTTTGAATCTGAAAATAAATTAGCTTCTTCATAGCAGTAATTTTTATGAACTTTAATAAGACAATTAGTGTATTTAATTTCTAATATATTGCCATCTTTAATAAAGATATCAACTGCAAATGCTACTCTAGTAACATTTTCTTGTAAACTACATAAGCAATCAGATAAGATAGTTGGTAACATAGGTCGTTTTTTATCAGGTAAATAGATAGTAGATATTCTTCGAGAGAAAGAATCCCACAAATTCAAAACATCAATCCAAATAGTGACATTTGAAATATATATACTTAATTGCTGTATACCATTTTCAGTGTCAATAATGCTAAATCCGTCATCAAAGTCTAAACTTTTTGGTGGATCGATGGTAATAATATGCCAAAATTTTGAATCAGTTCGATCTTCTATATTGGTAT